TTAAAAAATGGGACGTCGTTGATTTGTATTGCTTTTAGTTCGGTAGCTAAAAGCTCATAAAATTCATTTATCATGGTTTTAAAATTTTATCTAATTCCTGTTTTATCACATTTTCTATTTTCTCTGTTAATTCTTTGCTTTCTCCTATAAATTGTCGTTTTGGCATCGTGAAACCCTTTCCTCTGCCCGAACGCAAGCCTTCGTTGTGGACTTCAGCATAAGGCAAATCTGATTCTACTATTACCTTTCCGTTCTCAGTTCTGTAATCAATAGAACTTCCAAGGTCTGAGCTTACAGTTAATACTTCTCTGTCTGTCGTTTTTTCATGTTTCCTTTTTTGCCACTTTTTCAAACCATTGTTTACAAAGCCTTCCTGTTGAAAGTTTTCTTTGAAATGCTCAACAGCCGTAGCTCCAATTTTAATTGGTATTGTTCTTTCGAGTGCCTGCTTTAAATCTACTGCATCTTTTTGTAATTTCCTTACAATGTCTTCGGGTTTAATTTCCATTTAAACAGTATTTAAAAATAATTTTGACTAAAAACTTGACTTCTTGTTTGTTTTTTGTAACTTTGTGGTCTAACCTTTAGATGTAAGTCTAGGAACAGATGGGATGTTCTTAAAGCTTTCTAAAGGTTTTTTTATTTTTAAGGTTTTCCTTCTTTTATTTTATTTAAGTCTATTTTATCCATAATAGTATAAGGTACCTCTGATTTCATATTTGTATGAAACTCGCAGTTTACGAATCTTTTAACCCCTCCGATATATGTTTCGTAATAATAAAAGAATGTAGCTTCTTTGTGTTTGCCTTCTTGTACTTTGCTGTATCCGATGTATTTCCAGTCTTTTATCTTGTCTTTAAAATTCATTAAATATAATTTTACTTTGTAATCAAGGTTATGATAATCAATCTCATTAATTGATTTTCTTAAAATTGTTACTTTCCCTGTTGCTATATTTTTTGAATTAATTGTTTCTCCTTTAAATTGGTCAATTGATTCTCTTATCTCTTTTAATAATGGCTTAAAAAACTCGTTTACTTCTTTTTTGAAAAACTTTTCAACCGCTTTGTTGTCTTTTGCTTTTGCAAAGTATGGATGTTCTTTTGTAAATACTTCGCCCGTTTCTGCTGGATTTCCTTCTAATCCTTTGGCTGCTTTAATGCTTGTATCTACGCTCGTTGGTCTATTAACTGGTTCATCTGTACTTACCCAATCACAGGCACAATTCCATAAGTTTTTTGGCTGATTTGAGTTCCAAAAAGGATCGTCAACGGGTAATATTGTTCCAACAATAGCAAGATGAATATCTCTAGGAGCTTTAGCTCTAGTTCTTAGCCATTTTATGTTAGGCAATACGTCTTTGTCTTCTTTGAATTTTGTAAATTGTCTAGCCGTACGAGCTCTTCCTATTATTGCATTTTCTTCAACTTTTGCCCAGTAATTATGCTGCTTTATGCTTTTAGCTGCTTTTGTTCTAAATGCTTCTTTGTCGCTTTTGTCAATGCTTTTCAATTGTTTTGTTAAATGAAATGCTTTGTAAGCAGCAAATTTGCTTACGTTGAGTTTTAAATGATTTTCCAACTCAGGATATTTTCCTGCAAATACAGTTGTTACCGCTTTTTGAAAATTGTTTTTATATAATTCAAAAGCGGCTGGATGTATTTCTCCTTCAAATCCAGTAAACGTATCTTGTATTATGGTATTAAAGACTTCCGATTTACTCGCCAATTCAATAATGTCCGCTTTGTTAGCAAGTTCAATATACCCTTCCTGTTGGTAAAGTTCTTCAATCTCTTTGAGAAGCCCCGAGTGTTCGGGGCTTGCTAGAAAAAAGATTGAGCGATTTCTTTTTTAGCAAGCACAGGAATATTGTATCGTTCCTGAAAATATTTAGGTTCGATGTCGAAATATTGCAGCAACATTTTTTCTCGTTCCAATATCTCGGCTGGCGTGTATTCGTAGGTGTCGTCCCAGTCGAAACGCAAGTTTGCAAATGGAAATCCGTGCAAAATGCACAAAGGAATCAGTTTGTCATTGATAACATCTTTTAATTTGTCGGCATAGTAGTCGCAAGTGTCCGTAAAACCTTCGTTATGCACTTGTGCTTGACTTTGTGAACTTCCATCATCGAAAGCCATCGTCTGCCCTGCCAATCCTTTTGATATTTCGCTATTTGCCCTTACAATTCTAGAATCAAACACTTGGAAAGCGTCTCCTTTTGCTGATTCTATTAATTTTAATTCAGTATTGGCAGGAAATAAGCCCCATGCACTCGCTCCCATTTGGTCGAGCATGTTTTCTACTTTTGCTTTTTCGCCAACATCTCTAGTGTCTGTGCTTGCGTAAATGATAGGGATTCCGAACTTTTCTGCAAAGTTGTCCCAAAAGATTTGCACATGTTTTTTGCTGATTACATGCGGTGTTACTTTCAATAGTAAACCTAAGTCGTCAGGCTCGCCTACTTCTACGCACCAGTTGGCAATGTCGCCTTCTCTGTATGGAATGCCTTTTTTGGTAGGCTCGTCTGTAAACTCACGAAGCAACACGCCATATTCAGGGCATACATGCAAACGAGGAATCAAAGAAACTTTATCGAATTTGATTTGTGGAAGCGTGTTGATACCCGTTAATTCTATAAGCGAATGTCCGTATAAACTCGCATCAATGGCGAGGCTCATAAACTTTTTGAACCACGTAGTTTCTAAAATATTGGTGGTTTCTAAGTTTTCTGTTCCTTTTAAATCTTTGAGTTTAAAGGCTCTTCGCATGATATTCATTTTTATACGATTAGCTACACCAGTAACGTGTGTATCAATCATGGTAGTGTAATCGTAGATTTCGTATAATGCAAAGCGTTTAGGATTCTCGAAATTCAATGCCATTTGATGTGCTTTTCGCCAAGCATCAATATCTTTCTTTGATAATGCTTTTGTTTGCTGCATCAATTGTGTCATTATTGATTTAACTTCTGTGGCATTGCTTTTTGCTAGGCTTATTGTTCTACCTCCTGTAATAAAATTGTTGGGAGTGCTTGTTTTGTTGGTTGTGTATGTTGTGGTATAGTTCATATCGTTGATTGATTAATAATCCATATTGTTTTTTTTCATAGAACCCCATGAAACGATTGTTTCAACAATTCCAGTTTCGGTATTTATTTTGGGAGGTAGTTCAGGCGTTATGATTCCTTTGGCAACTTGTTTCAGCCAGTCTATTGCATTTGCGTAACGCAATTCTCTAATTTCAAAACCCATTTTGTCGGGTTGCGTTGCAAAAAGGTTGTAAAGTGCAATATCAATCATTCGCATGATTATGATTTGACTTCTATCGGTTGTAGTGGCTGCAAAAATAGCCTCTGTATCGTATTTGTTTGATAAATACGAAATTATTTCTGCTTGAGCAAACTTCTCAGCCTGTTCTCTCGTTGCTACTGTGCTTCCGATAACGTAGTCGAGCGTTTCGCTATCTATTAAGGCTGTATAATCGGCGGTTGTTAAAAACATATATTATAGAATTATTAATTACCAAAGGTTTTTGTGTTGTCTTTTGCCAAATGCAGGTTCAAAATTGGCAGTGCGAGCTTTACTTTGCAAAAGGAAAATCGCTCCTTCGTCTGCATCAGGACCGTCGTCGTGAGCTGAAGAACCTTTCTCAAACGAGAGTGTTTGGTCTATGCCTGTTTGCATGTCTTTGTCTGTTTTTTCTGCTTCGTTGTACCAAGCAAAACCACGTTCCCAAAAAGGCGAAATGCTTTCTATCCTTTGAAATTTGTCGGGCTTTGCTCTTTTGTCGGCACGAATAGGAAGTAAAAATCCACGTTTTTTGCCTTCTTCATCAAAGGCATCTAATATCATATCTTGCATGAAATTAGCTTCCATATAAAACGTTACGGCTGCTTTGTCTCTTATCTTTTCGTAGTAATCATAACACCAACGCACCATCTCGGTAATAGAACATTGTCGCACAAAGGCTTTTATGTGATGGAATTCATTGCCAATTTTCGCCCAGTGTTTAATTGCTTTGTAATCGTTTTTTGTACCGCTTTTAAACGAAGGGTCAATGTAAATTACTTGCTCTTCGTACTTGTTGAGTGCAAGCATTTTTTTATATTGAATCCAGTTGTTTTTGAATACCGCACCTTCGGTAATAGGATTGTTCATATACTCTTTTTGAAAGCTCCGATACCCTTGAAATTGTTCCATTGTGGCAATCTCTTCTATTGTGTATTTTTGATGCCACGAAGGTTTTCCGTTCGCATCAAAGATATTGACAACGTTGTGGTACGTTCCTTCTGATTTTGCTATTTTTGACAACACCGAGTTCTTATGAATCCTATTGCCAACCATCATAAAGCGACCTCTACCACCGTCGAGCGTTCCGTATAATGCTTCTTTCACCCAATCGACCATTTTCCTTACCCTTGCTTCATTCTCTACCAAGATATCATCGTCGAGGTCGTCCATGATTACATAATCAGGTCTGAATTGTTTGTACCGCAAACCTCTGGGCGATTGCCCTCTACCACGTGCAAAAAAAGCTGTTCCATCGCTGGTTACAAATTCTCCATTTTTCCAATCGCCTGCCGACATTTGCAGTCCAAAATCATTTACATAACGTTGGTTAAATTGCAGTTCTGCCTGCACATCACCTAGCAAAGTAATAGCCATATCTTCGCTTTTGCTTACCAATACCATCACGTTGATTTCTCTCGGTTGCTGAATCTTTAGCCACAAAGGAATGATAATGTCGAAGTGAACGGATTTTGCATGAGCTCTAGCCCATTCCCAAACCGCAATAATGTTTTTTTCTTTCCTTACTTTATTGGCAGCGCGTATATGAAAGTCTCCGCATTTGCTTTTGGCAAAGTGAGGAAAGTAATATTCCACAAAAAAAGCATATTCGTTAATGGCTCGTTTTATTCTTTTTTGCTTTTCAGCAGGAGGTTCGCTTTTGTTTACCGTTGTAAGGGCTTGAATATTCTTACAATGCTCGTCCCATTTTTCTAATGCTTGGCTTAAATTGCTCATTTTGCTATTTGTTAA